TTAGTTGTACCAATGGAGCAGGCGGGATGGCGTAAGGCTCAAACCGTAATGTTCTTCGACTTGGAGAGTTAAGATGAGCGGTGGATCAGGCCCTACAACTGTACAGAGTTCCTCAGTCCCTGCATGGGTTGAGCAATTCGGCAAAGAGAATGTCGATCTGGCTAAACAAGCCGCAGCGACACCGTATCAGGCTTACTCTGGCGAGACAGTTGCGGCGATGTCACCTGACCAGCAGGCGGCATACCAAGCTCTCCGTCAAAATTTTGGCGCGTATCAGCCTGCCTATCAGTCAGCACTGCAATCGGCGCAAGGTGTCGCTCAGTACCAGCCCGGTCAGTTCAGCGCGCAAGCGTTACAGGCATACCAAGACCCATACCAAGCCCAAGTCGAGCAAGGGGCGCTTGCGGCGATTGAGCGGCAGCGGCAGCTCGCAACCAATCAGGTAGGCCAGCAGGCTCGCGCTGCGGGTGCTTTCGGGGGTTCGCGTCAGGCCGTGCAGGAAGCTCTTACTAATGCTGAAGCGGCACGCATTGCCGGTGAAACGTCTGCCGGTATCCGGTCGCAAGGTTTCCGCACTGCGGCAGATCTCATGGGCCAAGACCAAGCTCGTGCAGCTCAGGCTGCTCAGTTGCGTCTTGCCGGTGCCGGTCAAATCGGCGCTCTTGCGGGTGCTGGTCAGCAGGCGCTCGTCAGCGAAGCAGGTGCTCTTGAAGCGGCAGGTAAAGCCCAGCAGTTGCAACAGCAAGCACTTCTCGATGAAGCCTATCGCCGCTACGCAGAAGAGCGTAACTATCCCTTGACGCAGCTCGGGATTCGCCAAGCCGGTCTCACAGGTGTGCCTTACAGCACCACGACTTCGTCCACGACTTCAGGTGGCGGTAACCTCGGTCTCACGGCTCTCGGTGGTGCTGGTCTCGGTGCCCAGATCGGTGGCCTTATTCCGGGTCTCGGTGCGGGTTATGGTGCTGGCCTTGGTTCGCTCGCAGCGTTTCTCTCAGACCAAAGCATGAAGACCGATATCGAGAAGCTCGGCAAAGACAAAGAAACAGGTCTCACGATGTACGCATATCGGTACAAGGGCGATCCGAAGAGCTATCCGAAAGTGGTCGGACCTATGGCGCAAGAGATTGAGAAGAAGTATCCCGAACAAGTGAAGAAGGTCGGCGGCAAGCTGGCTGTGAATCTCGGTTTCGGTCCCATGATGAGCAACGCGTAAAGGCAACACAATGGCCGAAGATACACAGAGGTATCGCGAAACTGTAAGCAATCCGCGCGCGGGTGACACACCGGGCTTTGGCACGGGTGGCGGTGGCTCTGTTGGTGGCGGTGGTGGGTATGGCTCGTCAGGGGGTCTTTTAAGCGGCGGTGGTGGTGGTGGTCGTGACGCGTCTGTCATGGCTACAGAGGCCGCTAACAGAGCCGCGGGAGCCGCTCGTGCGCAAGCCGCGGCACAGCAAGCCTATATCGCATCTCAGCCTGCCACTGGCCCTGCAACGCGTGGTGGCCCTGCGGTCGTGGCTGCTCAGGTTGCTCGTCGCAATCAGTTGATCAGAGATTTTGTGCGCAACACGGCAATTGCCGAGTCAGGCGGTGTAGCCGATATAAAGAACCCTCTCTCGTCAGCGACAGGTTTGCACCAGTTCACGCAGGGTACTTGGAACAAGATGATCCAAACCTATCGCCCAGACCTATTGGAAGGTCGGACGAAGCAAGAGGTGTTGGCATTACGAACTGATCCAGAGTTATCGACAGAGATGGCCGGTAATCTTGCACGCGAGAACGCTGACTATCTTGAGTCACGCGGTCTTCCTGTGAACGAAGGGTCACTCTATCTCTCGCACTTCTTGGGGGCAGGCACAGCGGCAAATGTGTTGCGCGCTTCTCCTGATACGCCCATCAGTAATCTTGTTGGTGAAAGCGCTATTAAAGCGAACGAGAGTATCTTGGGAGGCGACCGTACTGCGGCAGATGTAGCTCAATGGGCATCGAACAAAATGTTTGCCAGTGCTCCTGCTGCTGGTGCTGCGGCAGCTGGGTATAGCAGCAGGGCAACTGAGGAATATGGGCCAAGAGAAGCGTATGATGATGGTACATATGATGCAAGATACGCATATGATAGATATGGCAATCCACTCAGTAACAAAGCATATCTATACGCTCTTTCATCTTTTTTAGATACACAAGGTGTAAAACAGCCACAGTTAGACCAATATGTGAACCAAACTACAAGCGATGATCTAATTTCAGGGAATGAATTGGCGAGCTTAGCATATATAATGCGCAGCCGCCCGTATGATCCAGGTGGTTTTACAATACCGACACCAGATGAAGGAACAGAACCTAGCATATCTGGAACTGCGCCAGCCGCAGCCCCTGCGCAACAGGCGGGATTGCTTGATCAGTTATTCGGTGGACCAGAAGCGTTGCAGAATCGCATCTCTGGCTTAGAAGCAGAAGGTCGGTATGCAGGTTTAGATAAACAGACTTACGCAGACCAGTTTGCCGGTGGAGACATCAGTAAGGTGCGCACGCGCATCTCTGATTTCGGCCAAGGGCCAGTGGTGGACTATTACGTTAAGGATCTCGGTGACGTTGCAGGGGAAGCTATCAGTGGGTTGCTCGGTGGGATCGGCAACCTGTTTGGAGGTTCTCGTGATAAAGCAGTACGCGGTCCAAATGAAGCGTATGGCGGTTCAGCTATCGCACCTGGCAGTATTTTCGGAAATCTTTTCAGTGGCACTCCTCGTGCTGATTATGGGCCTTACGGCAACCTCACAGCGGAGCAATATCGTCAGCAATATGGTGGCCGCGATGTCGCATCATTGGCACCTGTTGCACAAGCACCGGTAGTCGCAACTCCGCAACAAGTGGCACAAAATCTGACTGCTCCAGATCTGGCTCGCAGCCCATATCTCTGGCAGCAATACTATAACCGTCTCCCGCAAAACTATGGTATTGAAATGGCTCAAGCCCCTCTGATGGGCCCGACAATACGCGGCATATTCTCTTAGGAGCGCATAATGGCTAACGGTCTTCTCAGCGATTGGATGTCAGGCACCGGTGTGTACGGTAGCCCTAATGCTATCGACCCATCGACCGGCGTACCGTATGCCGATGTGCGTTCAGCGCAGCTCGGTGCTCTTGGCAATATCGGATCTCTGTTGATCGCAGCAGGGCAACCAATGACCGGCGCGCAGCGTGCCCAGTTGCTCGGTCAGATTGGTCCTCAGTTGACCGGTATGCAAACCGACATCTACAACGCAGCACAGCGTCGCTTGATGCAGGCGCAATTCCAAGACCAGATGGCCGCAAGAGCATCACGCACAGCTTTGGCAGAAGAGGCAAAGGCTGACCCTTTGGCCTTTGAGAAAAAGTATGGGTTCAATCCGACTGGTTTGTCGGCAGAGTCAATATCATCGCTTGCACAGAAAGTTGCTGAGACGAATGCACTGGCTGGTCCTGAACGCGAAGCTCGTGCGAGGGCGGCTGGTGCGCTCCGTACAACTGCTACAATTAGTCCAAGTCAGGCTTTGGCGGCTGGCGGTGGTCCCACTGTCGAAGCAGGTGCAATGATTGGCAAACCAACTGGTGCAAGTCGTTATGACCAGTATATGGCAGCTGGTGACGCAGCTGCCGCTTTGGGCACTCCTGCTGGAGATAAAACAGCGCAGTATTACTATGATCTTGCGCAAAACTTTAAGCCTGTTCGTGAGAAACTTGGTCAAGGAGAACAGATTCTCGTTGACGGAAAAGTTGTTGCGCAGGGTGCTCCTAAGCCTGTTGAACTTTCTACTGATGAGAAAAACTATAACGCTGCCGTGCGTGACGGATATGTTGGGTCATTCATTCAATTCTTAATTGAAAAAGCACGCGCATCTTCTGGCGCTCCGCAAAGCAAATTTGAAGAAGAAATTGATAAGGGACAAGCAAAGTTCTTTACCGATGCACGAACAGCTGCCGCAAAAGCATCTTCAGGCGCAAAAGACTTCGAACTTCTTGATCAGCTTATCAATGTAGCTCCGCAGGGACCAATTAAAGGCGCTCTTGCGCAACGGTTTAAGGGATTTACTAGTGCAGGCGCTGCATTTGAGTCTGTAGTAAAAAGACTTGCACCACAACAGCGTGCTGAAGGATCTGGGTCAACCTCTGACATTGAGTATCAAGGTATGTTGGATAGTTTGCCAAGCCTTTCAAATAAACCAGAAGCAAATAGATTAATTGCTGGAATGGCAAAGGCAAAGTTTGCTATTGATCAAGAGCGTGGCGCTGTAATCAAAGATTATGATACTGGTAAAATTACAAAGACAAAGGCTCTCGAAAAACTGTATGAACTTAACTCACGCAGTATTATGACACCGGAATTACAAAATCTTATGGCTGGCGTTGGTGTAACTGCTGCGACTCCTGTTGCCGGCGGGTCTCTTTCTGGTGAAGGAGATTCTTTATTTTGGTCTCCTGGGGGTATGTAAATGGCTGAGACAATTACGGTTAAAGGTCCAGAAGGTCTTACAGTACAATTCCCTGCTGGCACATCAAAAGATGTAATTAACAAGGTGATGACTGAAGCGTACAATCGGAAGATTGGCGCACAAGTTGAACCTCAAACTGATGCTGAAATTGGTCGTGATGTAATCGGTCGCGTCGGTGTTGGTCAGGGTCTTCTTATGGGCTTTGGCGACGAGATTGCAGCATATATTAGAAGCACCGGCGGCGGTACTACAAGAGGCCGAGCAGCAGCTGTCGCTAAAGCGCGTGAAACCGGTGTGCAACCACCATCATACGAGCAAGCACTTGCAGAAGAGCGCGCAGGCATTGCCGCGGCTCGTGAACAATACCCTAAATCTGCATTAGCGGCAGAATTAACAGGCGCACTTGCGCCAGCAGTAGCGACCCTCGGAGCTGCTGCACCGGTTACGGCTGCGCGCACTGGAACACTTGCTGGCAACATTGTTCGCGGTGCTGGTTATGGTATGGGCGTTGGTGCCGGCACAGGTGCTGTCAGTGGTTTTGGAACTGCGGAAGGCGGCGCAGGTGATCGCATTCTTGGGGCGACACAAGGCGCTCTAATTGGTGGCGCGACTGGCGGTGTTCTCGGTGCCGCTGTCCCAGCCGCATCTGGGTTTGCTAAATCACTTTTTGCATCGCCTGAAAAAAGAGCCGCACGTTGGGCGCAGAGCCTTCTTGAATCTGAAAATCTTACACCTGCACAGGTGAAGACAGACTATGCAGCAGCTCAGGCTGGCGGCGTGAAGCCTGAAATATTGGCCGACATTTATCCAGGAAGCGGTATTGCAAGAGAAACGCAGCGTCTTATTACATATCCAGGTGCTGACCGTAGAACTTTGACAAAAGATCTCTATGAGCGCGCAAGAGAACAAGGACCGCGTATTACGACAGAGTTTGAGCAAGCTCTTGGAACGCAGCAAAAGATTTTCCCAGAGTTTGACGCGCTTGAAAAAGCTCGTCGGACTAATGCTGCTCCGTTGTACGCTCAGGCATATCCAGAGCAAATCAGAAACAAAGCTCTTGATGATTTGATTACACGCGCACCGGATGAGGCATTTGCAGAGGCTCGTAAGGCAGCACGTTATGAGGGGTTAGACTTCCCAGATATTGTTGGGATAAATCGTGAAGGTAAAAGAGCTGTTGTTTTTGATTATACAGTCAAAGACATTGATATGCTAAAGCGTGGCCTTGATGACATTATCGAAAGAAATACTGACTCAATCACAGGTAAACTTAATAGTGAAGCTCGCCGCGCAGTTTCACTTAAGGACGACATATTGAACGCAGTGGATGCTCAATCACCGTCATATAAGATGGCTCGTGAAGCATGGGCTGGCCCCTCTTCTGTCATGTCTTCCATGAAAAAGGGACAACTTCTATTCAACGAAAGATCAGAAGTAACAGCAAAAGAAATTGCCAAGATGACGGATAGTGAAAAGGACGGATTCCTTATCGGTGTACTTGATGCGATCAATCAGAAGATGGCTAATACTGCACAGCTTGGCTCTCGTGATGTAGCCGCTAAGTTTTTAACTGGTAATGCAAAAGAGCAAATTAAAGCAGCATTGCGCGCTACAAATCGCACAGCAGACGAAGCAGAGAAGTTATCGAATCAATTAATTGATAACCTTGAGCGCGAATACCAAATGCAGATGACAACGCGGCTTGCTACACCTTCAGCTACATCTCCTCTTTCTGAACAGCAGCAAGCATTCCGTGCAACGACTGGTGCAACAACTGGGTTTTTAAGCGACTTAAGAAGCGGTGGTAAATTTGGTTCTGCGCTTGCAGGTGCTCTCCAGCGTGGTGCGGAAAGAGCTTCACTTGGATTAACACAGCAAACGCTTGAGAGAACAAATAAAGCTCTAACGCCTTATTTCTTTGGTCGCAGTCAGTCTGAAGTTAATACAGCAATGGATATTCTTCAGCGTACCGCGCAAGAACAAGGACGTTATGCAACACAGAGAAATCTTGTACCGGGTCTCATGGGTGGACCAGTGAACGTATTAGCAGGCGAAATAAATCGATAATTGAATAAGCAAAAATACGACATACTCGACATTGCGCGCTTCTATTCGAAGGTCGATGTAGGGAAAAGAGATGACTGCTGGCTGATTAACGGGACAGTGCCTACCGCCGATGGGTATGGCACTTTCTCGATCAACGGGAAATCGATTCGCGCTCATCGTTTCTCGTATGAGGTATTCCACGGACCAATACCGCCAACGCTTCTTGTGCGACATCGATGCGATACTCCGCTCTGCGTTAATCCGTATCACCTACAGACTGGCACAACAGCAGATAACGTGATGGATCGCGTTTTGCGAAATCGGTCTGCCAAGGGTGAAGGCAACGGCCAGTCTAAAATCACCGCTGAGATGGCTAAGAAAATCTTCCTTGATGAGCGACCGTATAGCCAGATCACTAAGACCTATGGGATACACAAATCGACGATCAGCCAGATCAAGGTCGGCAAGACGTGGTCTCATGTAACCGGCAAACGGTTTCTCCCAAAGTGAAAAACTGATACTATTTCAATGCGTTGAGCTTGCTCCGCACTGCCCGACCTCCCCAGGGCAGACGGCCCCCGTGTCTCCCATCAGGCATGGGGGCCAACTTTTTTCGAGTTATCCACAGGAAATAATACTATAACTTGTGTCTATCGTATTAGTCAGATAGGGTGACCAAATCAGCGATGGGCTGAGAAACACGGAGACACGGAAACATGACAGAGCCAGATCCACGAGTTGTACGGCTGCTCATAAATTTGCTTGCCATAACTCTTTTCTCAATTATCGTATTTGGTCTTGCATATATCGTTGATGGACACCTGCAATGACCAGCGTTGATTGGAACTCGCACTACAAAGAGGTGCGCTTGCGACTGCGTGCTGCACCGCAACGCAACATCGTAAAAGTAAAAGTTGAGGAGCCACCTGCACCAGAGCCAGAACCTGTACCAGAAGTGGTACATGTCAAGCCAGAACCTGCACCGTTGCCGCCAATCGTGGCACGGCAATTCACGGAAGCGCATCTGTTGTTGCGTGCTGCTCGCATCTCGCCGCTCGCACGGTGGAAAGAAATTCTGAGGGACGTATGCGCAAAGCACAAGATCCACCCAGAAGCCGTTACTGGCAACTCGCGGCAAGCGCCTTTGGTAAAGTGTCGCCGAGAAGTGTACTGGCGACTCAGAACAGAACTCGGGATGAGCCTTTCCCAGATCGGGAACAAGTTGAACAAGGACCACACCAGCGTGCTTTACGGGGTGAGGGAATACGAGAAAGCATTGGGGAAGCAGTGATGGACCACAGAGATGTACTTAAAGAAGCGCAGTCGCTTCTATCGCAACGCGGTAACTCTTACGGGACAGTGCAAGAGAACCACGACAGAGCTGCCACGATTCTCAGCATTCTGACGGGGCGCAACTGCACACCGTATGACGTGGCGCTGACCATGCTTGCAGTGAAACTTTCACGGCTTGCGCATCAACCGTCACACCATGACTCGTGGGTAGACGGGATCAACTACATGGCATTCTGTGCAGAGTTTACCGGCAAGGATGCGCCGCAGGCTGTGCTCGATTTTGCAGTGAAAAAGGTACAGGCAAACCTCAACGAAGCTCTTAGAGGAGATGGCAATGGTTGAAGTTAGACCAGACGGTGAAAACGAATACGTTATTCTGAAAGATCATGCTGTCGCAGGATGGGTGCAGATGGCACGAGATAAGAAATACCGCGCGCTGACAATCGATGGGCATCTCACACATCATTGGACGCTTACATCAGCCCTGTCAGCGGTCGCTGACGACGCAGAGGACATCGAACTCCATGTCACAGCAACTCAGTAATATTCCAGCGACGGAATACCATTCGTGGGATGCGTTATCAGCGTCTGGCGCGAAGCAATTACTCAGATCGCCAGCTCACTATCTCGCAGCGAAAGAGAATGAGCGTGATCCAACACCGGCAATGAAATTCGGCACACTTGTTCACGCAATGGTGTTGGAGCCAGAGACAATCGACACAGACTTCGCCGCAATGCCAAAGATTGACCGGCGCACATCAGCCGGCAAACAACAGGCAGAACTTTTTGCAGCGACGAACGCGGGTAAAACTGTTGTCGATTTCGATGACTTTCAACGGGCGCAGCGTGTAGCAGAGGCAGTCCGTTCGCATCATCTCTACAAGGAACTCTTGAAAGGCGCGAGCGTCGAGCAATCGTTCAAGTGGGAGCAACACGGTGTGCCATGCAAGGCGCGCATGGACGCAATACAGGGATCGACAATCGTTGATCTGAAGACCACGCAGGACGCTTCGCCTGATGGATTTGCGAAAACACTTGCGGGGTTAAAGTATTACGTTCAGGCCGCGCATTATCTCGATGGGTATATGCACACCACTGACTTCGAAGCGAAAGACTTCATCTTCATCGCAGTGGAGACAGAAGCACCGTACGCCATTGGCGTATACAATCTCGATATGGTCGCGCTTAAAGCAGGTCGCCATCAGATGGCTCTTGCCGCAGAAGCGTATAAGGCAACGAAATCAGCGACAGCGTGGAAGGGCTATTCGCCGCAGATAGAGACGCTTTCAGTGCCATCATGGATACAGAACTATGGATAAGATCATCGATGAGCTGGACCAAGCTCGCGTTACAGCAGGTATGTCGCAGCGCGAGTTATCAGTAAGAGCAGGACTTACACCTACGCACTGGTGGCAGATCTCTCGCAGAACAAGATCAGCGGAGTTCGGAACACTTGAACGCATAGCAAATGCTCTTGGCTATGCCATCGTGGTGATACCAGTGCCGGTGCAAGAATGAAGATCTGCGGCATCGACCCCGGTGCGAGCGGAGCCATCGCGGTCATCGACATCGAGCGCGGGTATATCTCAGTGATAGATATGCCGACGCACGCAATCGAGCGCAACGGAAAGAAGAAAACCGAGATCGCAGCGCAACTCGTTGCACGGCATCTCGAAGAGCTTCAACCGGATCACGTTTGGCTTGAACGCGTCGGGGCAATGCCAGGTCAGGGTGTCTCCAGCATGTTTCAGTTTGGAAGATCGGTGGGGACAATCGAAGGAATCATCGCCGCGTTACGCTTGCCAATCTCTTATGTCACACCGCAGAAGTGGCAGAAGGCATCTGGGATGCGTGCAGGCAAAGACGGATCACGGCAACGCGCGCAGGAACTCTTCCCAGCTTTTGCCCAACACTTTTCACGGGTGAAGGACAACGGACGAAGCGATGCCGCGCTCATCGCGTGGTACGGCGCAACACAAGATCCCTAGTGAGAGAGGGAACCACTCTCATCCGCATAAGGTCACGGTCTGACCTATCAGTAACTCTGAAGGAGTAATTATGTTGAGCTTTCCACAGCAAGCATCAGGTAAACCGTGGGCGCGTCTCGACGCACGCACAGGCATTCTCTTTGTCTCGTCAGCGGATGGTGAAAAGTCTGCCGTAGACATGAAGGGGAAAGTATTCGGTCTCGACATCGCTAACGCAAAGCAGGGCTGGTTGATGGTCGGCGCTGCCGGTGTCGATTGGCAAGAGGTCAACGGTGCATGGGGCAACCCGCCATCTCCAGACCATAAGCCGGGTGTCGATGTAACGATCTACTCAAAGGACGCGTCATTCGGAGATGCGCCATTCCGTAGCGCAAGGGGCAACTCGCGCGCATGGACCCAATTCGTCGCAGATGTCGCGAAGAAAGCAGGAGCAATCCCTGCGGGTAAACTCGCAACGCTGAAAGTAGATGCCGTGAAGACCATTAAGGTTGGTCAAGGCACATCAGTCCAGATCGACTTCACTCTCGCACCGAAAGAGAAGTGGTATGCGGCAGAAGAAGCAAGCGCAGCTCCTGCACCGGCACCTGACACGTCGAGCGATGACTCAGACGAGTTCTAAGTAAAAAGAACCCCCGTACCGGCATCCGAAGCCAGTGCGGGGGTTAAGTCTTGGGAGGAACCTTCAGGGCAATCCCTAACCAACGGAGTTCGTTGTGAGCGAAACACTACAAGAAACAAAAGAGATGGGCAACAGCGCAACCTACGAGATGTCTCTCGCCTTTGCAGCGGCTGGCTTCAGAGACACAGATCTCAAGCCACGCGTGTACACACTCGCTGCACTCAGTGACAGATTAAAGCATGTGCGTGTTGGCCCAAAGGACGGGTCATACCTAATCCGTGGGGGCAATCTTTCGATCTGCAAGCGGGCTGACGAGAACCTGCAATCAGCGGAACTGATCATCCTCGACGGCGACTCGTCAATCGATCCAGAGACAGGCGAGATCCTCACCGGCGCACCGTCATTCCATGCCGTACACGACGCGCTGAAGGACATGAACATCGCGCACATCATGCATACGAGCCACAGCAATCGGGGGTCTGATGGCGTGGTCTCGTTCTGGAAATACAGAATCCTGATTCCGTGCAAGATGCAGTCGCAAGAAGAACTGACCGCTGCTGTCGATTACTTTATCGCGGAGCTGCATAAGCGCCAGATCTGGATGAACTGCGTCAACGAGAATTACCGCTGGTCACAGCCGTGGTTTCTCCCACGCGTCAGCAAGGACGAGGAGAAGGAACGCTTTGTCCATCGCGATCACCTCGACGGCAACATCTTCAGCATCGACACGGCAATCTCTTGGCAACGCCAGACAGAGCAACAGAATAAGATCATCGATCAGATCAAGCACACGCCAGTAGCACTGCCGACGCAGAACAGCACAACGATCTCGCAATTCAATGAGCAGCACGGTCTCGAATGGATGCGAGCGCAACTTGCATCGATGGGCTATCGCTTCAGCCATTACGACAAACGGAACGACGCATACCGATACCTTGCGCCGACGAGCGAGACCGGCACACCAGGAGTGATGCTGTTCAAGGGAAGCCGAGGCGACTGGGTGACTTATTCGCATCACGGCGCGCATGATCCCCTATCTCAGAAAGTGGTAGACCCGTTCGCTTTATACTCGATAGCAAATTTTTCTGGGGATAACTCTGCCGCCATCCGGTCGATACAGCCGCGCGAAAAGAGCATCACCGAGCAGCTCTCAGAGATCCGCAGTCACCAGGTAGACACAGCGGCAGCAACACAGCAAAGCGTTTCCGGTAACGCTGATACGCCATCTCCTGCGCCGAAAAAGCGCATCGAGATTATCCGCATGGATGAGCTGAAGGATGAGGCGGTCCAGTGGCTCATCGAGGATCTTGTGCCAGCAAAAGCATTCGCGGCGATCTACGGGAAGCCCGGCAGCTTCAAGTCATTCGTCGCCATATATCTCAGCCAGATGATCGCAGCCGGTCAGCCAGCATTCGGGAAGCCGACCGCGCAAGGGACATGCCTATACATTGCAGGGGAAGGCCAAGCAGGGCTGAAGAAGCGCTCTGACGCGTCGCGTATAACCCATGAGATAGATCCGTCTGTGCCTCTCTATTTCATCAAGCGAAGCCTGAACCTCAGCTCAACGCTGGAAGACATGCAGGAGCTGATCAAGGAGATCCACGAACTCGGCATCTCACCAACGCTCATCGTCGTGGATACGCTCGCTCGCAACTTCGTCGGGGACGAGAACAGCTCTAGCGACATGAGCCAATTCATAGCGGTCATAGGCGAGCTTATCGCGCAGCTCGGATGCACGGTGCTGGTGGTCCACCATGCCGGTAAGGACGAGTCAAAGGGTATGCGTGGATCGTCAGCGCTCCTCGGTGCAGTGGACGCGGAACTCGAATGCGTGCGCACATCAGACGAGGAAGACAGGGAGCACCTGACCGGAAAACTGACCACGACAAAGCAGAAGGAAAGCGAAGACGGGATCGAGTTTCACTTCGAAATGGTCAAGGTCCTCACCGACCCAGTCGACCCGAACATCGTATCACTAGGGCTTAGACCCAGTGAGAAACAGCACAGCAAAAAGAGACAGAAAAAGCAGCTCACAGAGAGCGAAATTTTCACGCTGGAAGCCTTCGATCTGGCGGTCGCAGAAGTCGGAAAGCGCTATGGATCACCCGGAATACCGCCGGATAAACTGTGTATCAGACGCGCTGATTGGTTAGCGTATTTCCGACATTTGTGTGCTGGAGACGACAAATTCAGCGAAAGAACGTACCAAAGAGCTGCTGCGTCGCTCAGTATGGCAAAAATCATAGCCGCCAAGGGCGACGTTTTATGGAAAACAGAGCAACATCAACATGTTACAGAAAAACCCGACAAGCCGACATTGCCCGACATGTCGTAGTATGTCGTTTCTGGACACGACACGAGGCGACATGTCGGGTGGGGTATACCCCTTTAGGGGTATCCCACAATGTCGCTTCGGGTGTCGGCTGGTTCTGTCGGTGTGAGTTTGAGACTAAGTTGCAGCTTGTG